GCGACCCTGTAAGCTCCAACTCGTCGCCGAGGACCTCGACATGGCAGACCGTGACATCTTGTGGGCCGCCGTCGAGGACCACCTACGTTGGAAGCCACAACAACTCGCTCTCGCTCTGAGTCAGCGCGGACTGGATGTGTCCCGCTATCACATCGAGAAGCACCGTGCGGGGACGTGCCCGTGCTAGAGAACCTGAAACCTGCCGACAAGGTAGAACCGCCACGCGACTTCCGTCCAGCGGTCACCTTCGACGGAATCCAAGGGGAAGCCACCACACCTGGCTACCAAACCGAACCCGACTTCAACGAGTTCCTCCGAGAAGCCGGCTACGACCCGACCGCTATCGAAGTCGTAGGCCCCATGAGGACGTCACGTTGGCAGGCTCAGAAGGATGGGGAGGTGGTATGGCTCACGTCATACCGCTTCCACTTCCGAATGAAGTCCGGCGAGTACGACCTACCACTCGCGATGGCCGCCGCCAGGAAGACCGTCAAGACCAAGAGGGTGAAACCATCCGGCGACCGAGCTCTTGTCATCGCATGGTCCGACCTCCAAACCGGCAAGGTCGATGCTGGAGGAGGATTGCCTGAGTTCCTGGACCGCATCCACGAAACACGAGCAACTCTCATGGACCTCGTCGAAGACGTCAAACCAAGCCGCATCATCTTCGCCGACCTCGGAGACACCGTCGAAGGATTCAACAACATCCAAGAACACCAACTCCAATCCAATTCCCTCAGCATCATGGACCAGGTCGACCTCAGCATAACCCTGGCCTACGAGACCCTCAGAGACCTCTACAGTCGCGTCGAGGACATCACCTACCTCAGCGTCGGCTCCAACCACTGTGAATGGCGTGTAGGACGACAGAGAGTCGGCAAACCAACCGACGACTGGGGAGTCTTCATCGGACGACAACTCGCACGACTCACCACCGAAGCCGGCATGAACATCCAATTCCGTGAGCCACAACCCCACGAAGTATCCCTCGCCCATGACGTCTTCGGAGACGGATACCACGTCCTCGGCATCACTCACGGCCACCATGCCAAACAAGTCAACCGAATCCCAGACTGGTGGTCCAAACAAGCATGGGGCGACCAACCACTCGCCGCCGCCACACTCCTACTCCACGGCCACTACCACCACATCCTCGTCCGAGACTGCGGCTCCTTCGCCAACGGTCAATCACGGTACGTCGTCGGAGCATCCACACTCGACAACGGGTCCTCATGGTTCACACACTCAGCGGGAGAGAAGGCACTCCCCGGACTCACCACCATCACCCTCACCAAGAACGAACCCTACGGTGGGGAAATCATCAAACTCTGATGGCAAAAATTAGAATCCCCCGGCCCTGCCTTGAGTGCGGAACACTCACCGACGGGGATACCCGGTGCCCCACACACCAAGCCAAACTCGACAATCAGAAGAACGCAATTCGAAACATTCGAAACAATCAAAAGAAGAAGACCCTCTACGGGGGGGCCCAGTATCGGAAGCTCGCGAAAATTGTTCGAGACACCGCCGTCGTCTGTCATCTTTGTTTAGGCCCGGGGAGGGAGGGGGACCCCTGGCAGGCTGACCACATTGAAGCAACGAACCCGAACTCCCAACTTGCTTCAGCCCACCGCTCATGTAACGCTAAGCGAGGAAACATGACAGTCGAGGAGTTCCGCATCAAGTACAACATCCCCACCGGCCGCCGGCAGAACCCCGGAGTGGGGTCAAACATTTAGAGCGCGAGAACTGATACCCCTCAGATAAGCCGAACGCACATACCCGCGAAATTATTCGATTGGGCTACGATAGGGGTTGGAGGTGGTTCCCTTGCCCGCTGGCCGTCCGGCTAAGCCGATTGAGCAGAAGCGTCTTCTTGGCAACCCTGGGAAGCGTGCGATGCCGAAGGAGAGTGACTTGGTGGTCCTTCCGATGGCGTTGGACCGTCCCGAGCCGCTTCGTGAGTTGGGTGAGGCTGGGTCGGCTTTGTGGAATCGTGTTTGGGAGAAGGGCTTGGCTTGGATTAGCCCCGGCTCTGACATTGAGCTTCTTCAGATGACGTGCGAGATGTTGGATGAGCGTGAGCATCTTCGCCGGTTGGTGGCGGAGTTTGGTGAGCGTGATGACCGTCGAAGTTTGAGGGAGTTGGACCGGCAGATTGTGTCGAGCTTGTCTCTTCTTGGGTTCTCTCCGTCGGACCGTTCTCGTCTTGGTGTGGCTGAGGTGAAGGCTCGGTCGGCGTTGGAGGAATTGAGGGCGAGCGCTAGTGAGCTCTGACGCTTGGCCTCCTAGATGGTTGACACCTGTCCCGGAGGAGTTCTTGGGTTCACCTCGTGCCGAGTTGTATATCAAGTTCATTGAGACGTTCGGAATCATCACGAAGGATTCTGTGGCGGGCTTGACTGGTGAGAAGTTGGTGTTGCGGGATTGGCAGAAGACTCTTCTGTCTCATATCTTCGCTTCGGATGAGGCTGGGCTCCGGAATCGTGTGAACCTGATTGGGATGCCTCGAAAATCCGGCAAGTCAGCGCTCGGTTCCTCGATGGCTCTGGCATCTTTGACGCTCGGCCCGAAGGGTGGCGAAGTGTATTCGGTGGCCGCTGAGAAGGAGCAGGCCAGAATCGTGTTCTCGGATGCTCGCCGCACCGCTGAACATTCACCTGACTTGTCCGAGCTGTTCCGCTTCTATCGTGACGCTATCGAGTTCCCGGAGAACGGGTCGGTGTACCGAGTGCTCTCGGCTGAGGCCTATTCGAAGGAAGGATTGAATCCGACGTTCGTGCTCTTCGATGAGCTTCACGCCCAACCGAATCGAGCGCTCTGGGATGTGATGAACTTGGCTCAAGCGTCGAGAGGTCGAATGGCGACCACCGTGGCCATCACGACGGCCGGCTCGATGAGGGACCAGACTGGTGGCGACTCGATTGCCTACACCCTCTACCAGTACGGCAAGGCCGTCTCGCTCAATGAGATTGACGACCCAACATTCTTCATGGCTTGGTGGGAGGCCGAGGGTGACTACCGTGACCCTGAAGTGTGGCAGAAGGCGAACCCAGGCTACGGTGACCTCTCTGACCCGGCTGACTTCGAATCATCGGTCCGCCGAACAACCGAGTCAGAGTTCAAGACGAAGCGACTGAATGTCTGGACGTCCGGTCAGGACACTTGGCTCCCTGACGGCTCCTGGGACAAGTTAGGTGACCCTAACCTGACTCTCGACCCTGAAGAGGAAGTCATCCTCGGCTTCGATGGCTCGTTCGCGAATGACTGTACTGCGCTCGTCGCTGTGACAATCCCGAAGGACGGTGAGAAGGCGAAGGTCATCCCGGTTGGGCTGTGGGAGAAGAACATGAATGAGGATGGTCCGGACTGGAGAGTTGACATCTCTGACGTCGAGGCCGCCATCATCAAGTTCTACCAGGAGCATCCGAAGACTCGAGAGATTGTCTGTGACCCCTTCCGGTGGCAACGGTCTATCGAGGTCCTGGCCGAGAAGGGTCTGCCGATGGTCGAGTATCACTCCAGCTCGCCACGGAGGATGGTCCCGGCTAGTCAGAAGTTCCGAGATGCCGTCCTGGATGACCAACTCGTTCACAACGGCGACCCTGCCCTGGCCAGACACTTGGATAACTGTGTAATCAAAACCGACAACCTCGGGCCACGCATCGTCAAAGACAAGAAGTTCAGCCCTCGGAAGATAGACTTGGCTATCTGTGCCGTGACCGCATACGACCGCGCCACCTACCTTGGCACTACAATGGAAGAAGTGGTTCCCCAATTCTTTGGATAGGAAGATGATGTCGACAATTCTTCAGGTAGTCGGAGCCGCCACCATAACGGTTGGCGTTACACTGCTGAGCATCCCCGTCGGTATCATCATCGGTGGAGCCTTCATGATTCTTATTGGATTGGCGTTGGGACGATAGATGGTCTTCAATAGATTCTTCGAAGATAGAGCGATTAGCTTTCAGACTGTCTTCGAGTCAGGCGACGATATTGCCTTCGGCACGTTATCGGACACTCATGTCACCGAGGAGACGGTGTGGCAGATTACGGCTGTCACCTCGGCCGTGAACATGATTGCGAGCACAATCTCGACCCTGCCGGTCGATTGCTTCTACCGTGACGGTGACGGAGCTCGCCGACCCTTCCGTCCGAAACCGGCTTGGGTCAGCCAACCTGACATCGCGATGGCTCGCTCCTCGTTCTACACTCAAGCAATCGTCAGCCTCCTCCTGGACGGCAACGCCTTCATTCGTGTCTTCTCACGTCAAGGCCGCGTCGTCAACCTCATGGTTCTCAATCCGTCGACCGTCGAGGTGAAGCGGAACGGTGGCGGCACTTTGACATTCACTGTGGCCGGCGAGAAGAAAACTCTCGGCGACGACGAGATGATTCACATCACCGACATTCTCCGACCTGGTGACGTCCGTGGTATCAGCCGCGTAAAGATGATGAAGAACGCTTTCGGACTCTCACAAGCTCTTGAAGCCTATGCTTCCATGTTCTTTGGCTCCGGAACTAACATGAACGGAATCATCGAGTTTCCCGGCAATCTTTCGAGCGAACAGGCCGCCGACCTCGCCGCCAATTTTGACCGTCGTCACCGTGGATGGCGCTACGGCCAGAAGACCGGAATCCTATCTGGTGGGGCCACCTTCAAGCAAACTCAGGCAGAGCCCGAGAACGCCCAGGCGATTGAATCACGACGCTTCATGGTCGAGGAGATTGCTCGAGCCTTCTCCATCCCAAGCCACCTCCTGAACATCCCTGGGACGACAAGCTACGCCAGCCTCGAAGAATCCAATCGTAGCTGGTGGGTCACTGGCCTCCGTCCACTCCTGGCACGCCTCGAGGATTCACTGTCACCACTTCTCGCTCGTGAACCTGGCGGTGAGAACGCCTTCCTTAAGTGGAACATCGACTCCATCGTCCGCTCTGACCTGGCGACCCGCTCCCAGGCATACTCGACTGGCCTCCAGGCCGGTTACCTGACCGTCAACGACGTCCGCCGACTCGAGGACCTCCGTCCAATGGAGAGCACCTCAGCCGACGCTGTGCGTGTCCCTCTGGCCAACGTCAACATCGACGACTCGGATGTCCGAGCCCAACGTGAACGAGTCCAGATGGCTCGCGACCTGGTCTTCGCCGGTTACGACCCCGCGTCTGTTCTTGAGATGCTCGGCCTGCCTCCCATCACTCACACTGGCCTACCTTCTGTTCAGCTTCAGAGCGTCGCTCAGAACGCTCAGACTGTTCAGGATGGTGGCGACATCGAATCCCAATACAAGGACGAGGTGACCTAATGCCAATTCTTCACTCTGTTCACACTTTGAGCATCGGAACCCCGACGATGATTGTCACGCCGGACAATATGCCTCAAGAAGTCACCATTCACAACATGACGAAGTCCTCGAACGAGTACATCTTCATCGGTGGCTCTGCCGTGTCTGTTTCAAACGCTCCTCACATTGACCCTGGCGCGACCATCCAGCTCACAATCCGTCCGTCGGATGCTCTGTGGGCTGTCAGCGACCCTGGCGGATTAGAAGTTGGGGTTCTCCAGATTCAGAAGAGGGACTAGCTTCATGCCGTACTTCATCACCGACCGTCACCCTGACTGTGACCAGTGGGCCGTCGTCAAAGAAGACGGCGAGCTCCTGGCCTGCCACGCTGACGAGCAATCCGCAATCGACCAGATGGTCGCGGTGAGCATCTCTGAGGACATGGACCCTGGTGGAACCTATGAGGGTGATGAGTTCCGTGAGGCACTCGCTGACGACGTAGAGGAACGTCAAGTCAATCTCGACCCTCCGGCTTACATGAGAGCGGCCGCACGACGTGGCCTCGAATACTACGAGCAAGGTCTCGGTGGTGGCGGTCTTGTCGAACGGACAATCCGTGAGGCTCGTGCCATGGCCAACGGTTCGGTCACCGTGGAAAAATGGACTCGGATTGCCGCTTGGATTGCCAGACACCTTGTCGACCTGGACGCTCCTGCCGCTGACCCCGACAACGAGGCCTACCCCTCCCCCGGTGTTGTGGCTCACCTTCTTTGGGGTTCAGGCCCGTCAAAGAGGGCCGCAGAGCGAGCGCTGGCCTATGCTGAGGGTGTCGTTGGTAGAATTGAAGCCGAGAATGAAGGAAGAGCCCGAGGAGAGAGTGTGAAGAAGCTCGAGACCAGAACCAACCTGACTCAGATTGAGGTTCGGGACGGAAGCGACGGCATGACCTTCGAAGGTTACGCCGCCGTCTTTGACTCTGACAGTCAACCCCTGCCCTTCATCGAGCGAATCAAGCGCGGAGCGTTCACTCGTTCGCTGAAGTCACGGAACAACATCTTCTTCTACTGGAACCACGACTCCGGTCAGGTGCTCGGTTCGACTCGCGCCGGAACTCTCCAGCTCGAGGAAGACGGCCGCGGCTTGAAGGTCCGCGCTCAGCTACCCAACACGACGCTCGGTCGGGACGTCGCCGAGTTGGTTCGTACCGGAGTGATTGACTCGCTCAGTTTCGGATTCACTACTGTCAAAGATTCATGGGACGAGTCCGGCAACCGTCGCACCCTCGAGTCTGTCCGTCTTCACGAAGTCTCTCTGACTCCTGTGCCAGCGTATGAGGGCACCGCTGGGAGCGCTTCGGTTCGTGGCCTGGACAAGATTGCTCAGAGAGCCGACGTGAACGCTGAGGAGCTCGCCACAACTCTTCTGAAGATTGAGGAAGGCGAGGACATCTCCATGGAGGAGAAGAGCCTCGTCTCGAAGGTCCTGGACACTCTGGCACCTGAGCCCGAGGTCGAGACCGTGGAAGAAGTTGACACTGTCGACGCTGACGCTGAAGCGCTGGCGCTTCTCATGCTGAAGAAGAAGAAGCTCGAACTATTGGAGGCCCTCAATGGCAACTGAAGCACAAGTCAAGGCCGCGATTCTGAAGGTCGCTGGCAATCCGACGTCTGGTGTAATCAAAGACCTAGCGGATGAGTTCGCACGGGCCATCGTCGCTCTGGACAATCCACCAGTCCAGAGGGCTAAGGAAACCCGCGTCTCACGTTCTGAGGAGACTCGCTAGGCAACCGGGGCCAGACCCCTTGACACTGGCCCCGGTATCCTCACCTTCTAAGCGGTCGCGACCTGGTACCTGGGGAAGTGTTGCGTGTATAAGAAGGCAAGCTCGGAGAGTGCGACTCTGAGTTCTTCCTTCTCGAAGATGGAAGCGGGCTCGCTTAGCTCGCGGAGGGTCCAGGCGATTGCTCGCTCTAGTTCTTCTGGTGTGTTGCGAGGTGTGGTGTTCATGATGTTTCCTTCCTTGGGGCCCCCGTAGGGGCCCCGGTTGTTGTTGTTAGAAGAGGTCCTCGACGGAGTCCTTGATGACCTGGAGTTCGCTAATCAGGCAGTCAATCTGAGCCGAAGTCAACTTCTGCTTGAGCGAACGACGCTCCATGTGGTACGAGCGCTCCTCGCTGACCATGTTGACCATCATTGCTTCGGTGTTGGCCTTCATCATCTGTTCGAAGTGGACCTGGATGCTCTGGATGTCAGCGTTCAGGTTGGCGATGTCGGTGCGGATGATGTGTGCTGGCTTGGTGGTGTTCATTTTGATTCCTTCCGGTTGGTGTTGCTTGATACTTAGAAGCTACAGGTATCCCGAAACTATGTCAACCCCATTCTCAAAAAATAAATCCCGGGCGTGTCGCAATCCCAGAAGCCGGGATACTCCTCCCCGGTAGAATTGAAACATCGGTTCAGTGTCAACACGGCCGAGAGTCGGTTCAGCGTCAACGCGACCGCGAAACCACAACAACAACAACTAAGGAGACTCATGTCCGAGTTCATCAAGGCTCAGGCAGAAGTTCGCAACAACCTCATCGAGCAGGTCCGGTCCGTATTGGACTCGGCCGAGACCGAAGGTCGCGGACTCTCTGGCGAAGAGCTTGCCAAAATCAACACGATTGAGGCGGACATCGCGAAGGCTGACGAGGCCATCTCTGTGGCGAAGCGTTCCGAAGACCGCAAGGTCGAGACCGCTGAGGCCGCACGCGACTTCCAGCCCGCACAATCCAACATCGAAGAGCGCGACATCTTCCGTGCCCTTGCTCGTGGAGAAATCCGTTCGCACAAGTTCGAGACCCGCGCCACCCTGGTGCCCTCGGCTAACACTGTGCCCGTCGGATTCTACGACCAGGTCATGGACCGTGCCCGACTCGTCGGCCCCATGCTTGAGACAAGCACCGTCCTGACCAGGGACTCTGGAGAATCCTTCCGGATGCCCACCATGACGGCATACCCGACCGCTGACCAGTACGCCGCCGGTTCCGCTATTGCGGACTCCGCTGGAACGTACTCCTCGGTCCTGCTGACCCCTCGCAAAATCTCGCTCATCACCAAAATCGCTCGCGAATTGGTTGAAGACGCTGGATTCAACATCACCGAGCACATCGGTCGTGTTGCCGGTAACGCCATCGGATACAAGGTCAACGAGCTTGCTTCCGTCGGAACCGGAACCGTCGAGGCTACGGGTCTGTTCGATGCGGCCGCTACCGGAGCAACCGCGGCAAGCGCTACGGCGTTCACCGCTGACGAGCTCATCACCCTCGCTTACTCTCTGGATGGAGCCGCTCGTCGTCTCCCCGGTGTGGGCTGGCACATGAGCACGGCAACTCTCGGAGCTGTCCGTAAGCTGAAGGACGATGCTGGAAACTACCTCTACAACATCGTCGGCCAGGGCGAGGGAACTCTGCTCGGTTACCCCGTGTTCGAGAACCCTGCCGCACCAGCCGCTACCACTGGCCTGAAGCCAATCGCCTTCGGCCACCTCCCGTCGTACACCATCGTCACCACTGGTCTTGAGACCTCGGTGAGCGACCAGGCGTACTTCGCTACCGACGAGATTGGTTACAAGTTCACCTACCGCTTCGACGGTAACCTGCTTGACACCACTCACGTCAAGGTTCTGGAGATGGCCTAACATCTAACCAGATTGGAGCCCCGTACCTCGTAGGTTGGTGCGGGGCTCCTCTCATTCTCGGTGGTCCGTACTAGGATGAGGCCATGCCAACCTACGACAAGATTCAAGGTGCCGTCCTTCTGGCGTCGAACACTCCTGGAGTGGCCACGGGCTATGGCACACAAGCGAAACTCCTGGTCGACCGAATGGTCCGACATGGGATGAAGGTGGGCGTCGCCTCGAACTACGGCCTCGAGGGACGCTTCTCTGAGATGAAGACACCTCACGGGCCGATACTTCACTACCCCAGGGGCTACAAGGCCTACTGTGACGATGTCATCCCCACCTGGTATGAAGACTTCAAAGACCGCTTCAAGGACCGCACAACGGCTCTCATGACCTTGTACGACGTTTGGGTCTACAAGGACATGGTGTTCGAGGACACAATTCACGCTTGGACCCCGATGGACCACCTGACACCTCCGCCGAGAGTGCTGGAGGTTCTCCGGAAGGACAACGTCCGACCCATCTCGATGGCACCTCACGGCGAGCGCCAGATGACCGAGTATGGAATCGAGAACACTTACATTCCGCACGCGATTGACTCGACAATCTTCAAGCCGACGAAGAGTGTGATGGGTCGACCGACGAGGGAGTTCATGAACATCCCGAAGGATGCCTTCCTGATTGGAATCGTCGCAAGTAACAAGGCAAACGGTCACGTCCATCGCAAAGCCGTGTTCGAACAGTTGGCCGCCGCGAAGCTCTTCATGGATGACCATCCCGACGCCTACCTCTACCTCCACATGGAAGCGTCCGGTGTGTTCGGCGGGTTCCGTCTCGACGTCCTCCTCAAGTCTTTGGGATTCTCGGAGAAGCGTGTCCGCATCGCTGACCCGACCGCGCTCCGCACCGGCTACCCCGACAAGATTGTCGCCGCACTATACACCTCAATGGACGTCCTCCTGAACGCAACCTATGGGGAAGGGTTCGGACTGACCACTGTCGAGGCTCAGATGTGTTCGACTCCGGTCATCACATCGAACTGGACGGCCAGCCAAGACCTCGTCTCTGAGGACTCGTGGAAGGTCGAGGGTCAATGGTTCTGGAACGAGAGCCAATCCGCAATCTGGAAGATTCCCTCAATCAGCCACATGGTCGAATCGCTGGAGGAAGCCTACGAGCGGAAGGGGACGAAGTCGGAGAAGTCTCGTGAGTTCGCTCTCCAGTTCGATGTCGAGAAGGTGTGGTATGACCGTTGGATGCCGTACCTCCAGGAGCACTTCTCATGAAGCTCGAGGAACTGAGAAACATTCATCATGGGAAAACATTGTGGGTCCTCGGTTCCGGTTCGTCGGTCGGCTACCTCGACCCAAGGTTCTTCGACGACAAGATTGTGGTGGCCACGAACCTGATTGGTGAGCTCCTCAGGATTCCAACCTTCTACCTCTTCAGTCACTACCACTGGGTCATCGAGCGACAACTCGACAACGAAGGAATCCTGGCGGCCGTCGTCCAGGAACCATGTTCGACTCGATGGTCACGACCCGGCCCGAACGGTGAGAAGGAATGGCAGGTCGTCCCAGAGGATGACCGCATCGTCTTGAATTACCCTGACCCGGCTGTGCCACCTGGCAACAACTTCGACCCGTTCACGACCGCTCACGACGACGCCATCGTCTTCGGCTCATCATCCGTCCACGGGTCAATCCACTTGGCCGCCATGATGGGAGCCCGCTACATCGTCCTCGTCGGGACAGACTGTGGCACCATCGACGACCAACACCGACTCCCCGGCTACTACTCCGGAGGAGACACACCCTGGAAGCTCTACGACCGAGACCTGATTGCCATGAAGCGATGGGTCAAGCAAACGTACGGGGCCGACACCTACTCGCTCAATCCCTTCGTGAACTTCAATCTCGAAGGCCACACCTTCAGAGGATGACCATGATTCCCAACATGATTGTTCCGGTCCTGAACCGACACGACCTTCTCCAACGGATGCTCGACTCCATCGACTACCCCATCCGGAAACTCATCATCATCGACAACGGCGAACCGGACATCAAGTTGACGATTCCTGATTGGTTCGAGGAGGCAACCTACACTCCGATTCCGTCGAACCTTGGCGTGGCCCCGTCATGGAATCTGGGAATCAAGTCGTTCCCTCATGACCCGAAGTGGCTGATTGTGTCCAACGATGTGGAGTGGAAGCCTGGAGCCCTGGAGGAGTTCTCTGAGGCTGGCCCGAACGAGCTCGTCCTCTGTGCCGGCTTCCCTCACTGGCAAGCGTTCTCGATTGGTGAAGGACCGATTGGTGACGTCGGATTGTTCGACGAGATGTTCGTCAGCGCGTACTTCGAGGACACGGACATGGCTCGCCGGCTGATTCATTCCGGCTGGCCTATTCGGAACATCAAGACCAACATCGGTCATGACAACTCGTCGACGCTGAAGGCCGATGCCACGATTCAGAAGATGAACTCGAAGTCCTTCTTGGTGAATCAGAAGTATCACTCGAGGAAGGAACAGAATGGTGATTACTCCGCTGGTGGTTGGTCGCTTCAGCGCCGACGAGAGCTTGGTTGGGGTTAGAGGGACTTGGCCCACGCCATGAGCGCATCCTCCTGGTAGTTGTCGTTCTTCCGGAGGGCAACCTTGACTCCGTCGAGCAATCCGTCCCAGAGGTCTTCGAGGTAGAAGGTGTCGAGGCGTTCGGCTTCGTAGAGTCCGGCCTGATACCAGCCGAGCCAGTTGACGAAGATGGGTTCTTTGGTTCCGTCTGGCCAGACTAGGTGTGGTGTGAGTTTCCGTGGTCGGTTGTACTTGAGCATCCGTTCGAACTTGTAGAGTTCCCAGCGGTGCTCTGGTGTGATTGTCATGGGTTTCCTTCCTGGGCCCCGGCCGAAGCCGGGACCCTCTCGTCCTAGTAGACCAGGTCTGCCCAACGGTACAAGTTGGAGGTGTAGGTGGGCTGGTTCCACTTCAGGATTGCGTTCCTGGTGTAGTGGTCGAAGTAGTGGTCCTGGTAGTTCACGACCTCTCTCGAGAGCTGAAGAGCGTCGTTGAAGCTCAGGGCTAGAACATCTTCCTTGGTCATGTCGCCGGTCCAGATGTCGACCAGCTTGAAGTCGTGGTCGATAACCTTGCCGGTTGCCTGGAACTTGTCGGCGATGTACTTGCGGATGTAGTTGCCGATGATGTAAGTGTCCTGAGACTTGATTGCCTCGTTACCCTCGATTGCGATTTCGAGAGCTCCCTCAGAGTATCCGTTGGTCACTGCCCACTCGATACGGTGCTGAATGATTGCCTTGGCCCAGTTGGTCAGGTCTTCGAGGTCGTTGTTGCCCTTGTACTTCTTGAAGTTTCCTTCGAAGCTGTAGAACTTGTTCATGGTATTTCCTTCCGTTGGTGTTACTTGATACTTAGAAGATACTGGTACACCGCAACTATGTCAACCCCATCCGGGAAAAAAAGTTCCTCGGCGTGTCGAGGGTAGAATGGAGGCGGAGGATTACATGGCAATCACTAACGGATACGCGACTCTGGCCGAGGTCAAGAGCTACCTCAGAATCCCAGAATCAGACACCATTGACGACGCCGGAATCGAATCGGCAATCAACGCGGCCAGCCGCGAGATTGACTCATTCACCGAGCGCGTCTTCTACAACGCTGGAACGGCAACACGAGTCTTCATGGCCGACGACGTCTTCACCGTCAACATCGACGACCTCATCTCCATCTCCTCCCTCAAGACCTCCTCCGACGGCACCGAGTTCGACGTCACCTGGAACCTCGCCACCGACGCCCAACTCGAACCCCTGAACGGTGTCGCCGGCGGAATCACCGGACACCCTTCCACTCGCATCCGAGCCATCGGCGACTACCTCTTCCCCCGCTACAACGCCAACAACGTCAACGCCAACCAAGCCGCCGTCCAAGTGACTGGTGTGTGGGGTTGGTCCGCTGTCCCTGACCAGATTGGCTATGCGACCGCAATCTACGCTCAGAGGCTCTGGAAGCGGCAGGAGGCACCGTTCGGAATCGCCGGCTTCGGAGAGATTGGTGTCATGCGAGTCAGCCGTCTCGACCCCGACGTATCCCAGCTCGTCCAGCCCTTCCGTAAGGTGAGAATGGCATGACCATCCAGGACATGAGAGCCGGGATTGTCGCGAACCTCGGCACCATCTCCGGTCTCCGCACCTCAGTCGACATCCCCGACAACCCCAACCCTCCGCAGGCTGTCGTCGGCCTCCAGTCCGTCATATACGACCAGGCCTTCCAGAACGGTCTCATCCTCTACAACTTCCAGGTGACGGTCCTCATTGGCCGCGCTTCGGACCGTTGGGCACAACGCCTCGCGGACACATACACCGACGTCGGCTCCGGCGGAATCAAAGGAGCAATCGAGTCGGACCCTACCCTCGGCGGTGCCGCTGTAGATTGCCGTGTCTCGGAGATGAGCAATCTTGGTACGGTATCATTGGGGGAGGTAATCTACCTGGCCGCGGACTTCACGGTCCAGGCGTATGGAACCCCGTAACAAGGAGAAACACACAATATGGCTAAGTTCATCGCAAAGGACTTCGACATCTCCATCGCAGGCTCGGACTTCAGCTCCTCCATCGCGGCCTGTACCCTGGACATCTCTGTCGAAGAACAAGACATCACCAGCTTCGGTGACAAC